CGGAATCGTGAGACGATGGAAGGGAAGGAGAAAGAGTATGGAAGAAGTAACGAAATACAAGGCGATTGACGGGAAGCTATTCACCAAGAAAGAAGACTGCATCAAGTATGAAGAAATGATCAAAGAAGTGAATGCTGTAATGGCAACACTCAATCCAGTCCCAAAGGATACGTACTTTTTGAACGGCGGAGGCTATGTCCAGCAGGATATCGATGTTGTCTCTAAGGCAATGATCAGGATTGTTGAAATTGCAGGTATTGAAAAAAGGCCGGAGTTTCTGGCCGATCCATTCTCTTGCCGAAATGGTATTATTGGTCGGATTCTCTGCGATGGCAGCAACAAACACCTGTGGAATGCCTGGACAAGATTTATGAACATCGACAGCAATGGCAGGGAATGGTGTCAAGCATATTTTGCGAGAGGGTAAAGGAGTCCTAACATGCCAAGAGGTGGAAAACAACCCGGAGCCGGGAGAAAGCGCTTACTTGATAACGCCCGCACGATATCGCTGACACTCGATAATGATGTGTACCGCAGGATACCGGGGAACAAGAGAGCGTTTATCAGGCGTGCTGTTGACCTGGCACTCGCTGCAGTGGTAGACCGCAAAGCAATGTCCATCCGTTTCGATGAGGTCATAGACTATGACGAGTTGCTTGTCGGTTACACTACGCAAGAGATCGGATACGACGGTGACACAGATGTCCCGGGCGGAACACGTCAGATCGGTTCTGTTATCGACGAGGTGGCTGTATACACAGCAGACGGCGTAGAGATCACGGACTACCTGAGCGCCGAGTACATGGACAAGCTATGTTTGTACATCGAGGGTAGGCTGGAGGGGTAGTACGCCCCGCCTTGTCAACGCGCCCTATCCATGGTATTATTGCATCAAGGAGTTATTATGACAGATCAGGAATATAAAGATATTGACTGGACCACCTTCAGGCCAGCCATATCCTGCCGAGGCGCTGATATCCTACCCCTTGATGCAATCGAGGAATTCCAGGGCAATCTCAAAAAGCGAACTAAGAAAGATATCGATAAAATCATCCGGTCAATATACGAATACGGTTTTTCATTCCCGTTTTACATTTGGGTGAATGATGGCCACAATATGTGTATTGACGGCCACGGCAGGATCCTCGCGCTTTCCGAGATGCGAAAACGCGGGACTGACCTGCCATGCTTCCCGGTTGTGTACGTCGAGGCGCAGGACGAGGCAGAGGCAAAGCAGAAGCTTCTCAGGCTGAACAGCCAATACGGAACGATGACGCTTGAAAGCGTGATCGAATTCGCCGGTGACATTGAGCTGTGCGGCGATGAGATCAGCATACCAGGGGTGAAGATCGGCATCGATGACACCGATCGGCAGGACAGTGAACCGGACGATGACAAATTCTCTGCCATAACTGTTACCGCCGCGCTTGCAACCGCGTCTGATGCTTACGAGCTTGCTGGAGAACTTACATCAAGGGGCCTTATTGTCAAGGTGAAAGGCGCATAATCCATGCCCGAAGATAATACAATGAACAAGGCCCTTGAAAAAGCAGGGCGGAAATATGTCGAATTTACCATCATTGAAAATGGTCAAAAAATAACCAAACGCGCCCGGCGCGAGGATGTTGCTGCCCAGGCTATCTGGAATAAGGCCATGCAGGGCGACACGGTAGCATTCAAACTGATATACGATGTCCTGAACGGGCCTCCTGAACAGCGATTTAAAATAGTTCCCGGCGCCGCGTCAAAGCCGCCACTTGAAATGAACCCTGACCGCAGGCTTCTCGAATACAACAGAATTGCGCGAGAGGCTGCGGAATCGGAACGGACGATGATCAATATCACGCCCGGTAAAGAGTCACGAGAAGATGATGCCACGCCGTAACAGGTGATCCAGCCGGTCCGGGGTGCAATCCCCCGGCGTGACTTTACATTTCCCCCATTATGGCGTTATACTTAAACATGGAGGCCATAATGGACGCACTGATCACGATATCATTCATGCAAGGGAAAAGAACTGTCGGGGCGATTGAAACGGCGGTAAAAATCCCTGACTCACTTGTTGACAAGATCGATTCCGAACCCGGCTCCGTTGCCGAGTATGCCATCACCAAAGCCCGGGAGAAGAACCGGGAAGGCGTCGAGCTGATAAAGGCATCACACAAGGCATGAAGCTATGCCAGCCGGTAATCCCGCTCATCCCCGAGCGGGAATTTCTATCCCTATCCGACTACGATCAGGCAATGTACCTGAAACTCTACCGCGAACAGGTGAGCCCAAAATTCGAGGAATGGCGGAACCCGCACCGGATGAAAATTGCATATGGCGGTCGTGGTGCTGGGGCGAAAAGCCGATCGGCTGGCAGCCTGCTCGTACAATTCGGGGAAAACCCGGACTATTTTGGAGAATCACTCCGGGTCCTGTGCGTCCGCGATGTGCAGAAATCAATCAAGGAATCATCATGGCGCCTATTGCGGGATGAGCTTGACCGGCTGGGATACTGCGACTGGGAGGTCCAGCGGGATCAGATCATCAATAAAAAAAACGGCGCCTATTTTATTTTCAATGGCCTGAACGACCTGACAAGTACCGATTTGAAAAGTTATGAATCATTCGACATCCTGTTTGCCGAGGAAGGCGCGCCCATCAGCAAGGCCGCATGGCTGTCAATTCAGGCAACATTCAGGAAACCAACCGCCGAGATATGGATACTCTTCAACCGCGAATTGAATATGGACCCGTGCTATGAATTGTACTGTCAAAATCCCGATCCATCATGGTCGGTCATAGAGTGCAAGCCTGGCCCCGAGGATAACCCGTGGTGGTTCCGGACCAACCTGCAGGATCAGTGGGATCGGCTGTTATCCATCGACCCGGATGAGCATGCGCACCAGTTCCTCGGCCTGCCACGGTCCCAGGGAGATAAAGCAATATTCTCACGCGTCGATGTCAATGAAATGGTTGACCGCGAACTTGCCGACGAGGCCGGGGCTGAAGAGATCGGCTGCGATGTTGCACGGTACGGCAAGGACTCAACGGTCGCATTCAAGCGGAAGGGTTTCAGGGTCACTCACCGGGTATCCCTCCGGGGTGCGGAAACGGTAGCAGTCGCCGGTATGCTGTGGGATCTCGCCGACCGGGATCCGAAGATACCGATCAAGGTTGATGTCGGATACAATCCCGGCGTCGTGGATGTCCTGTCTGAATGGGGCGCCAATGTCATACCGGTTGGATTCGGAGAGACGGCACAGGATGAGGATCAATTTACAAACGCAGTATCAGAGATGTACTTCACCCTTCCGGTAAAGGATATCAGTATCCCGGAAGAGTACATGACCCGGGAATTATTCGAGGATTTGACGGAACGATTCTACGCATACGACAGCCAGGGCCGGAAAAAGATTGAACCGAAAGAGGATTCGTCAACCGCGGATGGCGGTGCAAAGAAAACGAATTTCAAGAGCCGGCACGGCGGAAGATCGCCCGATGACGGCGATGCTCTGGCGCTTTGTTTTTATAATAAATCAGCTGCAGCCTGTTTTTAATTTGCCCCTTGTTAAAAATTATTTTACATGGTATATTTACAGATAACTTAGTCTGGCCTAAGTAAATTAGGGGGTGATATGTCGGTAATCAGTCAATCAATGATCGAGGCATTGTCAAAACAATACCACCACGAGGTGGCAAACTCCCTGAGATACTATCAGCGGGCAATATTCGCCGATGTTTCCGGCCTGACTGGAATCGCGAAATTCTTTAAATCCCAGGCAGAGGACGAGCGCGGTCATGCCGATAAAATCATGGCATATGCCATCGATAGAAATGTAATTCTCACACTATCGGGATTTCATTTCGGCGATCCTGATATTAACCCCGGAACGAGCATCGTCACTGCATTCGAAACAGCGAAACAGGTTGAACTTGAAACATCCGCCATGCTTGAAGATATTCTCGCGCTTGCAAGAAGTGAAAACGACTACATGACAGAACAATGGCTCCTTGATAAAGATGGCCTTATCCGTGAGCAGATCGAAGAGGAAGCCCTTTATCAGACGATCCTTGACAGAGTAGACCGGATGATTGGATCTGCATCACTGGTCCATGATCTTGATATTTGGATCGGGTCTCTGTAAATGATATTGGAGAACCTGAAGAACATGATCAGCCGGGTCTGGTCAAAGGCTCCATCCAAGTCAGCCAATGGCCTACCCGCACTGTTCCACACCAATCCAAGGCTCGATCCCGTCAGGGTGATCGCCAAGGCTGCCGCCTCGGTAGAATGGAAGCTGTACTCCAAAAAAGCATACCGCCGTGATGGTGATTCAGCGCCCGGTCTTGAGTCCCATGATCTGTATGATATCCTTGAGAATCCCTGCCCGACATTCAAAGAGATCGACGGCTGGAATCTCCGATATATGACTATCGCCCATGTTCGGCTTGTGGGCGAATTCTTCTGGCTGAAGGTCAGGACGCCGGGCGGAAAGATTGTTGCACTTCTTCCCATTCCCGCAGCATGGGTGCCTAAAAAACCGACCGTCGGATCGAAGTATTTTATCATATATCCCTACGGCGTCACGGCATCAAAAGCCCTCACAGTCATGCCCGAGGAT